GTGGGGCAGGGAGTGCCGGTCCCGTCCGCGTTGGAGCGTTCGGGGGCGTACCTCACGGGGTTGGTGCTCACGCTCATGGCGGACACGCGCCGCAGCGTCTACTCCGCCGACATTGTCTCACGTCCCGCGGTCGGCGGATACGTGCGGATGCTGAACCCGCCATCGTGCTCGAGGTGTGTGATTCTCGCTGGCCGCTTCTACCGGTGGAACGACGGTTTTCGTCGCCACGACCGATGCGATTGCGAACATGTCGCGGTCGCCGGTCGGAAAGCGGCGGAGGGCGCGGGGATGGTGTCCGACCCGTACGACTATTTCAAGTCGCTGTCGAAGTCGGAGCAGGATCGGATGTTCGGCTCTGGGAACGCGCAGGCGATCCGTGACGGTGCGGACATCTACCGGGTGGAGAACGTCCGCCTGCGGGGGTTGAGGACCGCGAACGGTCGCGGTCGGAGCCGCTGGTACTCGACCATGACCGTTGACGACATCTATGACATCGCGGGCGACAGTCGCGCCACCGCGATCTCGCTGCTACGGCAGCAGGGCTACATCAAGGACCGTGGGCAGATCGTCGCACAAGCCGCGGAGCGGTTCTCCGCTCCGATCTCGCGCCCGATCGTTGCAGGGACGGCACGAGATCGCGTGTTGACCGCGCGGGCGACCGGCGTGCGTGACCCGTTGGACCGGGCGACGATGACCGCCGCCGAGCGGCGGCTGTACGACTCCTGGTATCGGTATCGGTACGCCGAGACATTCGCGTCGGCTCCGACGTCGATCGGCGCGAACTCAATGACCCGATACGAGCTCCCGCAGGCTTTGCGTCCGGGTCAACTCGACGAACTCCGCGAGGCGTTCGAGATCCAGTGGTCTGTCGCGATGGAGCAGGGCCGCTCGCAGAACCTATTCGACCTCGCCGAGCTGCTTGAGGGCCGCGAATCACTCCCGAGCCGTGTGCTCACTGACCGCCTGAACTGGCGTCCCTGATCTTCCTCACCCCGCACGGGAGTGAGGTTCACCAACCCCGACCGCACGGTCATTGGGGTCTGTCCCGCACGGGAAGGAACACTCATGTCCATCAAGAGCATCTCACTCGCGCTGCGTGGCCCTGACGGGCTCGCGGTCATCGGTCGAACGCTCCACGATCTCCGGGGAATCCGGTACGCGGAAGGCGAGGGCGGCAACGAGCCGCCCGCCGCCGAAGAGCCGAAGCTGGAGCCCGCGAAGCCCGAGGCCCCCAAGCCTGAACCTCCTGCACAGGAGGACAAGACGGACTGGAAGGCCGAGGCTCGCAAGTGGGAGACGCGCGCCAAGGAGAACTCCGACGCGGCCACGCGTCTCAAGGAGATCGAGGACGCGCAGAAGACCGAGCAGCAGAAGCTCGAGGAGCGCGCATCCAAGGCGGAAACCGAGAAGGCCGAAACCGCGGCGAGGCTCGCCCGGTATGAGGCCGCGGTCAAGCACAAGATCACCGACGAGAACGAGCTCAAGCTCCTCACCGGCTCCACGCCGGACGAGCTCGAAGCTCAGGCGGCGGCGATCGTGGCGATCCGTGGCGCGCAGGGCCCGAATGTTCCGAAGCCAGACCCCTCCATTGGGCCCAAAGAGCCCACCAAGCCTGCCGACCTCAAGGGCGCCATCGAGGCGCACTACGAGTCGGCGTAACCACGAAAGGAGCCCATTGTGGCTGTTTCCCTCGCTGAGTCGAAGAACAACGCTCAGGACGACTACGACCCCGCAGTGATCGACGAGTTCCGCAAGGAGTCCGTCGTCCTCGACACGCTCATCTTCGATGATGTCGTGAACCCCGCAGGCGGTGGCACGACTCTCACCTACGGGTACCGTCGTCTCAAGACCGAGCCGACTGCGGACACTCGTGCGATCAACAACGAATACACCCCGTCGAATGTCACGACTGAGAAGTTCTCGGTCGACCTGGCGGTCATGGGTGGTTCGTTCGAGGTCGACCGCGTCACCGCGAAGATCGGCCCGGCCGCTTCGGCGAACGTCACGCTGAACCTTCAGAAGAAGATCAAGGCGACCCGTACGAAGTTCCAGGACCTCGTGATCAACGGCAACACCAATGCAGACGCGAACGCGTTCGATGGTCTCGACGTCGCTCTCACCGGATCGGACACGGAGTTCAACGCGGACGACGCGATCGACGCCGACTGGGTCGACCTCGACACCGGCTCGACCGCGCACAAGGCGCTCGACCAGCTCGATGAGTTCCTGTCGCTGCTGGACGGCACCCCCACGGTCATCCTCGGCAACACGAAGACCCTTGCGAAGATCCGGGCGATCGTGCGCCGCACGTCGATGTACGTGCGTGAGCCGGTCGAGGGCCTTGTCGGTCAGAACGGTCGCCCGATCACTCGGGAGTCCTACGGCGGCATCATCCTCGCGGACCCGGGCAACAAGGCCGGGACCAACGACCCGATCATCCCGATCGCCGGCGACGGTTCCACGTCGATCTACGCATACCGCGTGGGCCTCGACGGGTTCCACGGTGTCTCGACGGTCGGCGGCACCCTCGTGCAGACGTGGCTGCCGGACTTCTCCACCGCGGGTGCGGTGAAGAAGGGCGAGGTCGAACTCGGCCCCGTCGCCGTCGCGCTCAAGGCGACGAAGGCGGCTGCGGTGTTCCGCAACGTCATCGTCTCGGCCTCGGGTTCCTGACCCATCCATGTCGGGGTGCGGCCTCGTGTCGCACCCCGACACTCCCGAACGGAGGTGAATGATGCCGACTCTCGCGCAGCCGTCTGACATCTCGCCGCTCCTCGGCGTAACGTTCACCACCGTTCAGAGTGCTCAGTGCCAGGCGTTCATCGACCAGGCTGAGGCGCTCATCAAGCTGCGCTACCCGAACCTGACCGGGCTCGACGCGGGCACGGTGAAGCTCGTGGAGATCCGCGCGGTTCGGCGTGTGATGCTCAACCCGGATGCGTGGGAGAACGCTCGGATCGACGATCACTCGTTCAAGCTGAACGACGCGGTCGCGGCTTCTGAGGTGGAGATCACGGATGAGGAGTGGGCGTTCCTTGCGCCTGCGGAGTCCACGGCATCGTCGGAGTCATTCAGCATCAAGCTCGCGTCCGATGGTCCGTCCGAGCGGTATGTGAGGCGACCGTGGGAGTGACCACGGTGCTCTCGTCGGGTCGGCGCATGGCGGAAGCCCGCATGACCCAAACGTGGCGTATCGGCGAGCTCGTCGAGGTCACTGACCCGGTCACGTTCGAGGTCGTTCAGGTGTTGGACGCGGTCTATGAGGGTCCGGGGCGGTTCAAGTTCGTGCAGGCGACGGCGGTGTCCGAGACGGTGGCGGGCGGTCAGGTGGTCGCTGAGCAGGTGTCGGAGTTGCACCTACCGGTCGCGACGACCGGGCTGGCGATCGACATGCGCGCGATCTGCGACGCCGACCCCGACGATCCCTCGATGGTGGGCCGTGTCGTGCGACTCAAGGGCAACCCAACTGGCGGGCAAGTCACGGCACAGCGTTGGCCCGTCGAGGAGTCCGGCGAAGTGATCGTGGAGGGCTCCTAATGGTGATCCAGGTCGGTGGTGACGGTTTCGCAGTAGACACCTCCGAGGTCATCAAGCTCGCGCATGATCTCGACTCGACGGGGAAGGCGACTCGTGAGCGGGTTGGTCAGGCTGTGCAGCAGGCGGCGATCAACACGTCGAAGGAGTGGAAGAAGGATTCGCGGCAGAAGCTCCCGATCAAGCGGCTGGCGTCCCGGTTCTCCCGGTCGGTGTCGTATGACCTGGATTCGTCGATGGGGCTCACGAAGGGTGAGTTTCGGGCGGAGATTGGTCCGGATGCGGATCGTGACAAGGTCGGCAAGTTCGGTGCGTTGGATGATCCGCAGGGGCGCGGGTTCATTGGTCGTGCGCCGTCGCGGGCTCGTCAGCGTGCGGAGGTGTTCGCGTCTCGGGATCTCGAGAAGGGTATTGAGATCGCGATCGACCAAACCTTGAAGGGGTTGGGCTTGTGAGCGAGTTCGATGCGGTTATCGAGCGACTCGGGGCGCGCTTCCCCGGCAAGGTTGAGGACACCGTCAAACTCACCACTGCGGGTGAGTATGTTCGCGATAACTACATCATTCTGCTCGGCGGCACCCCCGATGAGGTGGGTGGGGATCGGCAGGCGTTCCGGCAGGTTGCGGATGACAACGCGACGTATCTGCTCACGGTGCAGGTCGTCGGGATCTCGCCGGCTGCGGTGCGCGCGATGCTCACCGCGGCGATGGATGAGCTCGCCGGTTGGAAACCAAAGGTCACGGGTCGGGATTGTTCTCTGCGGTTCGATTCCGCGTCGGGGCCGGAACCGGATCTATCGGTGAAGCCGCCCCTGTTCTTTGCGAACGCGAACTACACGCTTCGCTCACTGTTTACCTCTCGCGCCGGGTCATAGGCGCGCTCTCATCTTCCCCGCGAGGGGATCGCTGTCGTCATTCGGCGATGGTTCGTACCGGGGTCAGCACTCAGGAGGCACCCAATGGGTATCACGATTCCTGCGGTGAGTTCCTCTGACGGGACTCGTCGCATCCTTTGGTGGGACGAGGCCGATCTTCCCGCCGATCCCGAGCACATCACGGTTGCGGATGTCCTGGCGGCGAAGGATCTCTCCTTCCATCTCGTCAGCGGCGCGGACGGCTTCAACCTGTCCCGCCCGCAGGATCAGATCCCGCACAACGTGCAGGGCT